GACTGAGGACATGATCAGCGCTATGTCGAGGGCTACTGGCACGGCTGACAGCGAGTTACGCCCGGCACTGGCTGTACTTGTTACTGGCACAAAGGACATTGCTACAGCAACAGAAGCACTGTCACTTGCCCAAGACATAGCCATAGGGTCTAACAAATCTTTGGCCGAAGTTTCTGACGCATTGGCAAAGGCATATGGCGGAAACATGAAAGGCCTACAAGCCTTGTCACCAGAGATTAAAGCAATGATTAAAGACGGCGCAACACTTGATGACGTAATGAACGTGCTTGGCGGCACGTTTGGCGGTGCAGCAACAAACGCAGCAAACACCGCTGCAGGAAAATTTAAGATACTTAAAAACAGTATGGGCGAGCTTTCAGAAAGCATTGGCGCATTATTGTTGCCTATAGTAGAAAAAGTTTTGCCACGTTTACAGGCAATGGCTGATTGGGCGCAAGCAAACCCTAAAGCATTTATTGCAATGGCCGCTGCTATTACTGCTGTTTCCGTTGCAGTCCTTGCAATGAATATCGCAATTAATGCAAACCCATTTGTGGCGCTTGCAGGTGCTTTGTTAACTGTGTCTAGTTATTTAATTTATGCTTACACAAAATTTGAGACATTTCGCAATGTAGTTAACGGTGTATTTAATGCCATTATGGCGACAATGCAAACGTTTGTTAACGCTTTTAACGGTGTGTTAAATACTTTAATACGCGGTTACAATTTGTTAAATTTTGGTACAGATGTGCCACCTATTCCACCTCTTACTTTGCCAAGAGCAGGCGGTGAAAGCGGCTTAGCATCTGTGGGCTCTGGTGCAGCGCGTGAGGGCGGTGTTGGCCAAGTGTTGGCAAGTATGCCATCTATGCCAGCACCAGCAATACCATTGGCTTTAGCGCCATCGTCTGGTGGCGGTGGCGGTATGTCAAAGGGCAGTCAAGGCCCCGGCTATAAAGCAGGTGCAAGCGGCAACAAGTTTGGTGGCGGTGTTGACGTGCAGGGCGGTTTCAGCATCAACATTTTTGGCGGTATTTCTACAAGCGCCGAAATTGGCAAGTCTGTGGTTGACGCGATAGCCCAATACCAGCAGGTCTACGGGCCAGTTGATTTTGCAACGATCTAATCATGCCGGGCTCAACTGTCATTACTGGTGGCACATATCTGTTAGAGCTGTCTAGCGGTTATGACGGCGAAGCCTTTTATTTAGACCAGTCACTGCTAGACGGCCTTGATGTGCTTGACGGTGACGGCGAGGATTACAACGACATTACAGACGTGGCACAACTGATTACCATTAGTCGAGGCCGCCACAAACCGTTAGACGTGTTTGGGCCCGGCACAATGTCTGTGTCAATTAGCGTGCCAGTAGGCAACCGTGATTATGACCCGTTAAACACATCTAGCGTTTATTACAATACGTTGACAGATCAGCCGGGCCTAGCGCCATTGCGCCCGATCAGGCTTAGTCGCAACGGCGAGTATTTGTTTACTGGTGTGGTGACCACGTTTAACCAGACTTACAACATGGCTGGCATGACGACTTACAGCATTTTTGCTGCCGACAATACCTATGTGCTTTCACAGGGTTTTTTGCCCGAAACGGTGACCACCAGCGAAACTTCGTCAGCGCGCATTACAGCCGTTTTAAGCGCTGCAACCTATACAGGCGCTACATCCTTGACCGCCAGCCCTACAGCTACGCTAGGGGCTTATACGATCGCTAGCGGCACAAACGTAAACGCCTACATAAACCGCATCCAGCAGGCCGAGCAAGGCCGTATTTTCTGTGATCGAGAAAACGTGCTGACCGCCCAAGAGCGCATAGGCACAACACTGGCAGCTGCCACAGCCACGTTTGATGACACTGGCACAGCCACACCGTATGACAGCATTTTTGTAGAGTTTGACCAACAGTCAGTAGTCAACAATGCTGACATCACTATTGAGTCTGGCGGCACGCTACAAAACGCCAGCAACGCTGCATCTATTGCAGAGTACTTTACGCAAACAGAGGCGATCACAGACAGCCTGCTAAGTAGTGACGGTCAAGCTGCCACACTTGCCAGTTACTTGCTATATCCAAACCCACGCCCACGCTTTACCAGTGTGTCAACCACATTTGCCAGCCTCACCGATGCCCAAAAAACGGCGTTAGCACCTATTGAAATTGGTCAAACCGTGTCAGTCACTAAGACGTTTCCATCTGGCACACCGTTAAGTGTCAATCAAGACCTGAGTGTTGAGGGCATAGACCACGTTATAGACATGAACACAGGCCACCGCATGACCTTGTGGACATCGCCAACCGTCATCCTTGACCAGTTTATTTTGGATGACATTACGTTTGGTGTGCTATCTACCAGTAACGCGCTCGGTTAGGATAAAGTGCAACTATGACTACGCCTTTCCCGTTTGTAGCAAACACGATTTTGACAGCTGCACAACTAAACGCCGTTACTACGTTGCCAATATCGGCCAAGACCGCCAGTGCCACACTGGTGGTTGGTGATGTCGGTTATCGAGTGCAAATGACATCCGCATCTAGCACAACAATCACAGTGAACACAGGCATATTTTCGCAAGGCGACACAATTTGGATTTCTAACCTCGGCAGCGGAATTTGCACAATTACGAGCGGAACGTGCACAGTTTCTACGGCATCAAGTTTAGCGTTAGCGCAATATGGGGGTGGCACGCTAGTTTTTCAAAGTGCTAGCGCCGCAACTTTTTTTAGCCAACAGGCAGCAACATACGGCGCGTTTACAGGTGGCACGGCGTTTCCATCGCCACCATCTGGTTACACAGGTGCATCGTTTACAACTGACTCAAATCTTGTCGTGACTCGCAGTGGGCTATTTGATGTGATGCTCATTGCGGGCGGTGGCGGCGGGGGAAACCGTGACGCAATTGACACTGTTAATAGTGGCGGTGGTGGTGCTGGTGGTGTTGCAGTTGCAACCGTTTATCTTGCCGCTGCGACTTACGCAGTTGATGTTGGCGCGGGCGGTGCAGCACAGTTAGTTGGATTGGCAAGCACCATTGGCTCGGTTACGGCTGGTAGCACTGTTGCGCCTACTGCCGTTGGCGGCGGCGCAGGGTCAGGATTTAACCCAAACTATTTATTAACTACTAGCACAGGCGGTAGTGCAGGCGCTCGACGAAACGACCAAAGCGCAGGCGCAGTATCTATTCTTGGTCAAGGTAACTCATCTGGTGCAGGGCAAGGAACATTGGGTAACGGTAACGGTGCAGGCGGTGGCGGTGGTGCAGGCGCGGCAGGCGCAGTTGGCACCAACGCAGCAGGCGGTGCAGGCGGTGCAGGCTTAGAGGTAAACACTTTTATTGGTGGCAGCTCATTGTTTAAGGCTGGCGGGGGCGGCGGTCAACGCAATTCAGGTAGCGGCGGCGCTGGTGGCTCATCTGTCGGCGGTGCTGGCGCGTCATCAAACACGACAGGCGGAACGGCAGCAGCAAACACTGGTAGCGGTGGTGGCGGCGGTGACGGCGGCGGCGCGGGCGGTAGCGGTATTGTGTACGTTAGGACAAAATCATGAGCTTGCCACAGTATTTTGCACAAGTTACTGACGGTGTTGTCACAAATGTTGCTGTAGTTACCACCGAATTTATGGCAGAAAACCCAGAGCGTTATCAAGGCGAATGGGTAGAAACTTTTATAGATGTACCGGGCAAAACTTATGCAGGTATTGGTTACACATGGAACGGCACAGACTTTGTACCGCCTGTTTATGTACCGCCAATTGTGCCGTCATGACTGTAAATAACTTGCCTAAGTTTGTTATTTTGCTTGTCGGTTTATTGTGTCTTACCGCGTTGATGATTGCCGACAAGATTGACATGGCATCAGGCGTACCAATGCTGACAATGATTATCGGCTACTCGATTGGCAACGGTGTAAACGCTAAACAAGGCGGCGAGTCAACAAACGTGTTTCGCACTAAACCCAAAAAGTGATACCAGCCAACCCTAAAGTCATTGGGTCTAAGCCGTACACGGGCAACAGTGACGGTGCAACTGCAGGCCCACTGCCCGGCATGGATGAGTGGATACGGCAAGCCATCAAATATGGTGGCGGCGCGTTTTGGAATAACGGCAGCTGGGGAATACGCAATATGCGCGGCTCAGAAAACTTAAGTGTGCACGCGTGCGGTAGGGCGGTGGATTTGTCTTACAGGCCGTCAGAGAAACAGCCAACAGCAAACCGTAAAAGCTCAATGGCTTTTTTACGCATCATCATTGCCAACGCAAACGAGTTAGGAATAGAACAAGTACTTGACTATTTTCCTAAAGCGTTTGGGCGCGGCTGGCGTTGCGACCGACAGGCTTGGAAAAGTTACAGCAAGCCAACATTGGCAGGCGCACCGGGTGGCGATTGGCTACACGTAGAGGTATCACCAGCATTTGTAGATCAGCCTTTAACCCTTATACAGCAAGCGTTTAAGCGGGTATTCACCGAATTGCCACAGTAATGCCCTATGGTGGAAACACCGACGATAGGAGATGCAATGGCAGACGCTAAAACATACGTGTACGAGGTTTACACCACGCACCTAGACAGCAGTCAAATGGTGCTCGTGCAGATATTTCGTGACCCAGACACCGACAAAGTGCTACACGCGCAAATTGCCTTTAAGGATGCAATCGGTGACAGCTGGCAGACCCCTTACCAATTGGAGAAAAAATGAGCTATTTAGCAATCAAAATAGGTGCATGGATGATAAGCGGTTTAGCAGCGTTTGTGCTGTTGTGGGATGCCAGCGAGCCAGTAGCACCAAAAATACAGCCGGGCGTACAGATCACTACGACTTTGCACAGTGTTGTGCCAGTGACCGTTGCGCCAACTACCACAGTGCCTAAAGGATGTGCACAATATGTGGCAGACGCAATTACCGCCGGCTGGCCTGCAGATCAAGCACCCATGCTGGCGCGTGTGATGTTTCGTGAGTCACGTTGTATTGCTTTGGCATTTAACTCACAAGACCCTGGCGGTAGTCGAGGTCTAATGCAGGTCAATGCCGTGCACGAAACGTGGCTTAAAGAGGCTGGCATTATTACGCACCTAGACGATCTGTTTTACGCAGATGTAAACATCCGTGCCGCGCTACACCTATGGCGTATGGTTGGCTGGTCAGCGTGGGCAAGTACACATGGCTGATATTCCATATCCCGAAACTGGCATTAGCCAAGAAACAAGAGCAGCAATGTATCCCGAAAATTACAGCGACAAATACAACAAAGTGTTTAAGCAATTTGTTGACGAAATCATTGCACCAGTGCTGCCAATAGACCGCTTAAACAACCACGACATTTTGCTTGACGAGCTAGAGCTAATGTATGACGCACACATGACCATTGGCGGTCAACAAAACAGGTTTAACGCTTCAGTGCTACGCGCGGCCATAAATGTTATACGCGCCCTGTAAAGCGTGCGGTTTAACAATGCACGGCACTCGATACCGGCACAACCCAGAAAAAGTAATGTGGTTACATCCCAGCCTAAAAGCGTGTAGTAAGGTCAAACCAATAAACCCGACTAAAAGAAAGACCCGACATGATTAAAACAGAAATAGTGATACCGCTAACTGCAGACGATGTAAGCAAAATTTACAACATTGCTGCAACTTGTGACGCACAAATAAAGTTGCGTAAACAACGTGATGATTACACTGCATTTGATCACACCAACAGAGTTGGTTACGCAGGCGAATACGCGTTTGCTAAATGGTTACAAGTGCCGTTTAAGTACAAGTCTTATGATCGACTAAGCACAGACGTAATGGGTTATCAAATCAAAACAACAGCGTTAAGCACCGGGTCTTTAATAAAAAAACTTAGCAACCCATCTGGCACTTATGTGCTGGCAATTCTTAATGGCGATTATGAGTCAGTGACGTTAAAAGGTTGGGCATTAAGTCAAGACATTGAGCAAGAGTGCTATTGGCGTAACGATGTACCTAAACCTGCATGGTTTATGCCTCAATCACAATTGTGGTCAATGGATGAGTTAACAGAAACAACAGAATTGGCGGCTCACAATGGCACATTTTGATTTAAGCCTTTACGAAACAGTTGCACAACGCTTAGTGCGTTGGTGGACAGAATACCCAGACGGCCGCATTATTACGTCAATACACCACTATGACGGCTCAACAATCATCATGCGCGCAGAGTGCTACAACAACGATGACAGGCTTATTGCCACAGGCTACGCAGAGGAGGTATTTGGCAACAGTCCAGTCAACAAAACCAGTTTCTTAGAAAACTGCGAAACCAGCGCAATTGGCCGTGCAATCAGTAACAGCCGCATAGGGCACACAGGCGAGCGCGCATCATCCACAGAAATGGAAAAAGTCAACCGCATCAACAGTGCGCCGGCTCGACCAGATACACACGGCAGCGCTACACCTAAACAGATTGGGTTTCTTAAGTCATTAGCGCGCGGTAAAGGCTGGGACGATTTGCAGCTGCTTGATTACATACACAAGTTGTTGCGCGTGGATGACGTGGTAGTTGAGACATTGACTGCTGGTCAATGCTCTGCCGTTATAGATGGGTTAAAGAAATGAGCCGCACAGTATGGCTGGCATTGGCTATGACAGTGCTATGCGCGGCGTTAATGGTTAGGTCTGATAACAAGTAAGGCTTACACAATCGGCTAGTAACCGGATACCTAAGCGAGTCGCATCGCGGTTGGATGATCTGCGGTAACGCAGTTAGACCAGCGCGCACAAAACCTGCTACACGAAAGG